AAGTCTTGAACTGCCCGTGTTGAACCTTCCTCTGGATCGCCAAAGATGGCGTCTCCGATAACTACATAACCCATTAAACGTCTCCTAATTCTTTAGGTCGAATGAATGAACCGCTAGGGCTGAGGATGTACCAGATTGGCGCACACTTCTCAGGCGAACCGGCTGCCATAGCAGAACTGACTTTGCAGACATAACCCTTGTATGGCTTGCCTGTCTTGCTTGTGCCTTCTTTGAGCATCATGTCACCATGCTTGCATTGCTCAACTACCTCACCACCGAGTTCGGCTTGGATAAGGCTTGCAGCGTCTAATGGCTTTGGTTCTTCGGTCTTATTGCCTAAAACGCCTGTGTATGTTTCATTAAGCCATAGATCATCAGCTGGCTTTGTTTGCTTTACTGTTGGCTTAGGTTGTTCCACTCTTGCCATATCTTCTCGGGTTGGTCGTTTGTCCGCTCCGAGAAGTAATCCAATAGCACGTCCAATTGCAGACGTAGATGTATCTTCTGCGTAAAACTTACGCATATTTGCATTATATGAATCCCTAATTCCAATAGCAATATCAGTAGCCGCCGGTAAAGTGTCTTCCGCATAGCGATAAACCGAAGCTTCAACGAGAATAATGCCTTCTTTGGCATCGTGTGAAATAACATCTACTACAATCCTTCCTGAATCATATTTTTCACGAAATCGCTTGATGCGAGCCGCTACGTCTTCATAATCTTGTAAGTTAAACATTTATAGGTAATTCCTCTACTCGTTGAGCGTATTTCATCTGGTCGCTTATTGACCAATGTTTTCCGCAGGTTTGTGGTGAATCGCACTCGCAAGCCCAATGCTGAACCGTGTTGATGCAGTTGCGGCAGTAAGCTCGCTTAATTCCTTTTGAGCGTGGGGTTTCACTCACGATGATCCATAACGCTGGCACTTGCGCTTCAAGTTTCCATGTATTGTCTTTATGCTTGCCGTGGCGAGACTTGCAGTAATCGCACCAAATGCCCGGATTTGTATTTTTAATAATTGTCAAGGTCGTTCCAGTCGATGTGGGAAATCTCCGCTGCGATGCAGAGATAAGCGGCTGCGTCCTGATATGAATCCAAATGCTTTGGAGACTCAATGAGCCGTGCGACTTTGACCAATGCCATACACATTGCAACTTGCTCAGGTTCAATGGCTCGTTCGAAATAGACACTCCACAACTTTGCAATTCGTAAGTGATTGACAGACGGCGACCCGTAGACCAGTCCTCGGTCACGGACGATTTCAGCTGTTTCATTGAGTAATTGAGTTGCGCGAATCGGCGATGCCTCTTGCATAACCGGCTCTCCTTCCTTGCCAGTAAGCCTTTTTCTTAACTGTATCTAGGTATAGACCGCCGATAACGGCAATTCCAGCTCCTAGACAGAACATCTGCAAGATGAACATTTTGTAGCCCTTCTGCGCCCGGGGCTTTCCCGTTCACAGTTAAACTATGACAGAACAGGGAGATAGTTGCCACCTTATCGTGGTCTTTTTTGATAACGATTTCGTTATGTTAAATGAAGCCCAAAGCCTCAAAATCATCCACATGGTCGTCAATGGTGCGATCTAAAGACGACTCAGGAGTACAGTTTGCCCTCGAAGATGAATGAGCCATCTTTCTCGAAGTATGTGAGTACAGGGGACACCTTCTTTTTGTCGACATAAACCACCAGAAAGGCTTGTTGCCAGTTGGCTGTGCCTTTAGTGTAACCGGCTTTCTTAAAGTCCATCAAATGACCGACTTCAATACCCCTCAAAACACGCCCTAAAACGCCCCCAGAAGCCTCTGTAAAGGCAGATTGACCGGCTCTGTGTGTGTGACCACATACCACGTTCTTTCCGTGTCTCCTAGCGTGTCCTAGAGCCGTTAAACCGGGTTGTGGATTTAGGCTGCCGTGGTCGCCGTGGATGGCTATCCAGCCCGGCGCGAACTCGTATGGCTTGGTGTGGTATTTGATACCTAAAAGGTCTAAACCAAGAAAATACTCAAATTTAAGTTCAGGCAAAGCTAAGAACGCCGGAATCTTTTCATGATGATGTTATAGAGCCGGTCTGTATGGTTTGACCGGATAACGTCAGTCACGTTCAGCTGCTCTAAAATTCGAGTAGTTGTTTTACGATCTTCGTGAAGGGTCTGCTCATAAAAGCCCGGCGTTCCCTCAGTCCATCGGCTAATCTGTGGCAGGTCAATTTCATCACCAATGGTAATTACTTGGTCTGGCTTAAACTTACGGATGAATCTCGCTAATGTTGCTACTGCCCGTTCATCATGGTAGGGAACTTGCAGGTCTGGAACTATGACGATTTTCTTAATAGGTTAGCCCCTAATCCTCATCTTCATCATCTTCATAGGTGAAGGGAATGTCTTTAGGCTCAGGAATAATCCAGTCAGGGTATGAACCACGGCAGTCCAAAACAGCCAAAGCCAGTTCAACAGTAAATCCAGCTTTGCGTAAAGCCTTGTAATACTCGTTGATCTGAATGGCATGAACTTCTAACTCGGTAAGTTCTCCCGAGTCAATGGTTTTAACCTTGCGAGCCATAGCACTATTGTCGCTCTAAGAGCAAATCATAAATGTCATCAACACGCGATTCTAGGCGTTTGATTTGACCGATGAGATACTTAATGAACACGGCTGCAACGCTGACGAACGCGAACAAGGTCGTGACGTAAAAGGTGAGGAAATCTGCTTGAGTCATAGCACCGTAGCCAATACGTAAACTGTGGCAGTAACGCCGTTAGCAATAATCCATGACTCAGTATTTGGAGCAAGAGTAAAGCTGAAATTTAGGTCTTTATCTAGACGATAACCAGTAGAACTGGTAACAGCAGAATTACCGATGAATACAGTCTGAGTAGAATGGACGGAAACTTCTTGGTATTGAGGTGCAGCAGCAGCCAAGAGAACTGCTGTGCCGTCTACCGTTAATTGGCTACTTAGTGTTGTCATTCTTAGCCCCTAATCCAAAAGCCTTGTCATCAACATTGAGAGCGCGAAGCAATGGAGCAGCCACGGCAGCGATAGCAGCTTTACCAAGATCGCTAGCGGATGCGTGTGGGACAGCCATGTAAAGAGTAATGCAAGCCACCAACGCTGCACGTCCATACGAATTTAGGGCTTCTACGATGTTATTTAACTTCATTTGTGTCACTCCATACTGGTCGGATTACAGCCCTGATAAACTCTAATTGACGGGTTTTAACGTACACGCCATCACCATTGGCTTGGTTGACGTCTCCCGTGTTTCCCTCGATGGTCTGAATGGTATTGTGCTTTAGATCGTAGTCAGCAATAGCAATACCGATGTGCTGAGACTTACCGGCTTTGCTAAAATCAAAAAGGATGAGGTCACCCTTCTTTGCTACTTGCTTAGTACGAGTGCGTTTCATCTTATTACCCCATGCCTCAATAAACTCACATGAAGCAGAATTAGGGACGGCGGCTAATTCGCCACCTTCCTTAAATGACGCAACGACAAAAGTAGCACACCACGGTTGGTGGTTAGCGTGTCCGGCTATTGCCGCAAAGATGTTGTCGTTATTCGCACCTTCTTTGTAGCCCTTGTGCGATAACGCGCTACTTAGGACTTTCTGTATGCTCATTATTAGAACATTCCCAGTCAAAAGTTGCGTTTAATGTTGCTTCTGGATGGCATTTTGGCGTGATAAACACATCATTTACCGGATCATAAGTAAATCCAATACCAGCGTATTGCTTACGAATTTTATTGTTGTATGAAGTTTGAATCCAAGTGCCGCCAAGATTGTTGACTAACCATGAATAACCTTCATCTGGTTCATTATTGTTACCAACAAGTACGCGAAGCACTTTGTTAGATTCGTCAATTTCCGCCCAATGACTCATTTTGCATACCTCACAATGACTACACCAGAACCGCCAGAAGCACCATTGCCGTTACCAGCTCCACCACCACCACCGCCTGTAAGTGCAGTTGCGTTAACTGGTGCTACTCCGCCGTAAACTCCACCAGCTCCACCACCACCAGCTCCACCAGTTCCCACTGTGGTAGTTCCATAAACTCCACCACCACCACCACCAGCGTAATAACCGCCAGCACCAGTTGAAGTTGCTGTTGCCCAAGCTGAATAAGTATTTACACCTGCTCCACCGTTACCACCAACACCGCTAGAGGAATCTGCGCCTACTGCACCCTTACCACCACCGCCACCACCGGCGTAATTGACCACCGGGTAACCAGCTCCACCATTGTTACCTTGTCCAGAAGTTCCTGTTCCGCCAGTTGTAGTGGTTGAGCCACCACCACCACCTGAACCACCGCTAACACCAGCTAGTTTATGTCCACCGCCGCCACCGACAACTGTTGTTAATGCGCCAAAAATACTGTTTGAGCCGTTAGCACCTGCGTTAGAACCAGATGTTCCACCTGCTCCACCACCACCAACAGTTACAGATTGAGCCGTAGAAAGTGTTTGTCCTGAAAATAAAGTAGACCACCTGCTCCACCACCACCTGATGCTGCTGATCCATAACCACCACCGCCGCCACCGGCAACAATAAGAACTTCACAACCAGAAATAGACAAAAGTGGCGTGAATGTTCCATTAGCAGAAAATGTGTGATACCAATAAGTAGCGTCAGAAGTAATAGTTCCACCAGTTGCTTTAGGCGATTTTCCGCCTTGCATGATAGAACCAACTAATGTTGGAATCATTATGCGATTGCTCCCAAAACGTACCAAGTATCCGTAGCAGTCTTAATGCAGACTGCAGACTTGTATTGAGCCAAAGTAGGCTGTGCCGCTGTCGCACCAGCTGAGAGAACTGTGGTAGTTCCTGATGTAACTGCCTTGATGGTGCAAGTTCCAGCACCAATGTTAAGAACGGTTAAAACTGTTCCAACAGGGAAAGCTGCTGACGCATTGGTTGGGATTGTGAAGTTAATGGCTGTTGCAAGGTTCATGGCAATAAGAACTTGATAAGCGTCAGCAACTACCGGCGTGTAATCTGCCGTCTTGGTTGCTACGCTAGCATAACCAACCGCGTTATTAAGCGTACCTGCTAAATCGTCCATTTGTGCGGCTGTTAAAACGTCTCCAGCCGACCAGTTCGCTTTGGTTGGGAATCCTGCTGCCATTTTTGCTCCTAGCCGAGAATGTTGGTATCTAGTATACCGTAGAGGGTTGAATTGAGGATGAATGAGTCAACGATTGGCTCAGACGTGGTAAAACTGACGTCATAAGAATTAGGGGTTACTGTGTAATTCGACCCCATAATCTGTAACGTCTTTTGGATCGTAGAACCGTTGGACTGTAAATTCTTGATGTTAACGGTGTTGAAATAATCAAGACTCAGAGCTGCCACGATACCTGCGTCATAGTTAGGCGTGGTTAAATCTTGCGTGATGTTGTCGATTCTGATTGTTGTATCTTTTCTCGTCATCACATAAACCCGAGCAATGTCAAGGCATTGAGTATCTGTTTGAGCTACGAGATTGGTCAGATTGACCGAATGTGGGAAATACTGGGAAACCGATGCAGCATCAGAATAGGTTTGTGCTGTTCCACCAACTCTGGTCATGGTCGCTGTATTGACAATAAGTTTATCATCATGAGCAAAGGTGATTCCAGAATAAGTAATGGCTGTTCCATCATTGGAAAATACGTAATAGGAGCTGCGCCATTGGTTAATTGCACGTTAGTACGGCTCTTAAATACAAGGTTTCCAGAAGCATCAGCAAAGAACGCTCCTTGTTCAACTGCTTCCACATTTTTACAAGCTGATAAAAGGGTTCTAGTCGTTCCCGGATCGGCAGCCGTCGTAAAGTCACCCGTGTCAACTTGGCGAAGTGCAGTCGGGAAATTTACATTGTCCAGCAAAGTGTTGATTCGCTGTCCGGTAGTTTGACCGGCAGTAGCACCCGTAATTGTTGTGATGTTAACAAGGTTGAGCAAGCGGAAAGCATCACCAACCATGAGGTCAACGTAACCAAAGTTCATGGCTGTTGGAAAAGAGTAATTGTAGGCAAAGATGTAGCCTGAAAATTGAGGGTAAGTTACGCCGCCATAAATAGCATTAAAACGGACTTTCTTATTGACTGACAAAAATCCATAATAAGGTGAAGCCGTGTTCTGAGGATTCCACCAGCCGTTAGGATCATAAATCCGAATGTAACCGCTATTAGTTTGGAATTGGTCTTGAAGTAGATCATAACCACCAGAAATGTTGATTTTGAGAACCTGAGACGAAACGTCAACAATGTTAGAACTTCCAGAAGCAAGGAAGTTACTGTCCAGTTTTCCATAGGTTGCATTGTTAAGCGTAAATGGTGTACCGGCTACCGGGAACGTAGGTGACGAACCTAAGTCAACAAGAACCTGAATGGTTACTGGATACGGGGTTGCCATAATTACCAAGCAACCAATTTGTTACGATCATAAGTTGATGGGACGCCAGATGCCGTGTTGTTGTTAATAGCGTCTTGGATGGTTTTTGCTAGTTCTTCGTGAGTAGCGGCACCGTTAACGGTGACGTTGACTGTTGTGCCAGAATTACCCGGTACGACAGGAGCAACAGAACCGGCATAGTTAGACAGGTCATAAGAGCCGCCTAAAGGGTTTTTGCCACGATTTGCTTGTAATTGAGCATTAAGACCGTATAAGGCACTCTGAAGGGCTATTGCGCCTTGTGTAGCGGTACTAAATGGATTGGTCTGCACCATGTGGTCAAAAGTGGCTTGTAAATCAGTTAACGCCTTAGAAAGAGCATCCACGGCAGGGACGTTCTTCTCTTGAATTGCAGCTGCTAATTGGTCTTGCGTTGCCATCATTTGCAAACGCAAGCGTTCATCAGCCGTCAATTTATCGTTTTGCATTGCAGCTGCTATTTCAGCCTTTTGTAAGTCGAAAATGGCTTTTTGCTTGTTGAGCAACGCCGATGCTTGGTCAAGTTTAAGTTGGTCAGCCTTAGCTTTATTGACCTTTAATTGACCGGCTAATTTGGCTGCATCTGCCGCCTTTTGCTTAGCAATGGAATCGGCTAAATCTTGATTGGCTGAGCGTCCTGCTCCGCGTGTGTGAATGGTGCTTGCTGCTTCATTGGCTAAAGCATCCTGAGCCGCACGATCGTTAGCCCCACGACTTTGCAAATAACCTAAAATGGAATTCTTGTAAGCAAATGAAGCCAATTTCCCAAGTATGCCTAAGCCAGGTAAATTCTTTAATTGAACGCCGATGTCAGCAATACCGCGAGCAATGTCTGCAACGGCTGTAGCTGTGGCTTCCATTTTGCCCGTAAATGAATCCACGTTGGTATTTTGTGCCAATGTGGAAAAGGCATCGACTAAACCTTTACCAATGATTTCTTTGACGTTATCAAATGACACGCCAAGTTTGGCTATTTTGCCGGCGTAAGAATCGGCAAATGCCGCCGATTGTCCACCAAACAAACTGTTAAGTTGCTTTTGGATGTCTGTAAATGCTTTGCCTTTAAGTTGAGCAGATGTAAGACCAACACCCAATTTGGCAAGGGCTGTGGTTTGTCCAAGATAGGCTTTACCTAAAGCACTGGTAACACTTGCTAAATCTTTGCCAGAACCGCGAGATACGTCCAAAGATGTGCCAAGCAAATCCTCGGCTTTCTTGTAATCCCCGGTAGCACGAATAAGGGTAGATAACGCCGGGCGTAATTGTTCGTCAAGAATTCCACTGGCTGTTTCTGTATTTTTAATAAACTTTTCAACACCGGAATTGGCAAATCCTTGACCAACATTTTGCAAAGTACGGTTAAGAGCAACTGCACTAGCTTGGTCGGCTGCAAACGCTGAAACGCTTTCTTTTGCAAATTTAGCAATTTCTCCAGCTGCAAAAGTAGCAGCCAATTTTTTGCCAAGTTTGTTTAATGACTGATCTAAAAGATTAAATGAGTTTTGAGCTTTTTTAACTTCATTTGCGCCTTTATAGGCTGTAACAATGTCAATGGCTACTTTGCTTGTTGTACTCATTTTTAACCACCGTTGCGTGACTCATTGTTACCTGTAATTGACGTAATGTTGTGTCTACTGCTGAGACTATTCTACCTTGTGCTTTGCCTTTATCTTCATCCCACGCCCGGTAAATCAAACGACCGCGTAGTTTTTCGCGCCCATAAGTTGATCCTAATTGCTTGCTAAAATTGGGACGAGCAGATTTGCCACTATTGAGATTTTTTGTACCTGCTGTTTCATAAATAGCACCGGCAGCACTTGCGTTAATAATTCTGTATAAAGAAATAAAACCGCTTGAATTTTTACGCGTAGGAGCAGATGAAAACTTTATTCCGCGCTTGACCATAGACGCGTTGAATTTAGGAAAACCTTTACGGGCAGTTTCACCCTTTTTAGGCATTGTTTTGGTTTGCCAGTTAGTAAGACCGCCTGCGGTTGCATCAACAAACGCTTTAGCTTCTTTAACGACAGGCGCGGCAAATGCGCGAACTTCTTTGTTGAGGTTAACTGCCAAATCCGGCTCAAAGGCTTTAAGGGCTTTTTTAGCCTCTTTAAGACCTCGAACCTCGACTGGCATTTTGTATCCTTTTGTTATCCTCTTGCAGAACGTCAATAATGGATTTAATCATTATCTCATCCGCTTCTAATAAATCTTTTATGGGTAAGCCTGTCCTAACCGCTAGGGTTGCTATTAGATAGGTCAGGCTTTCCCGGTTTATTCTTTTGGGGAGTCGTCTACTACTTCAACGCTTTCAAGCGTTTCAAGAAACTTCTCACCAAATGGCTTAATGTCTGCGCCGGCAACAAGCAGACATTTCCATGCGATCCAATAAACATCGGATTGCTTTTGGTCGTCAGACATTGCCTTGTAAAACCCTTTACCAGCATGCTGTTCGAACGAGTATTCGATAGCAGGAGTAATCTTGTGGATTGACTCATCGCCGTTAACTAGCTTTATCTTTAGACTTGCCATTTTTTAGCCCCTTTGTTTAGTTATTAGAATGTACCTGTATCAGCAACGGTGATTGCGCCGTTAACTGTGAATGTGATGTCCTGAGTTGAGATGTCGCCAACTGCACCGTTGATTGGTGTGAGGTTGTTGATAAGAATCAAGCCAGAGTACAACTTGTTAGTTGATGAAACTGTTGCTGTACCAGCAGAAGCAACCTGAACAGCCTTGAAAGCTGCTGAAGTACCGTATGCTGATTCAAGTGTAATGAGAACTGAAGCAAGAGCATCATCGTTCAAGAACGATACTGTGATGGATGAAGACTCAAGTCCCTTTACGAACTTGTGACCTGTGTCACCCATTGCCGTGACTTCTAATTCGTCAAATTTCTGGTTAATCGTAATTTGCTTCACATGATCACTCAGATCAACTGTACCGATCTTGAAGCCAACGGTATTATTTAGAAATACTGCCATTTGTTATTCCTCGTCTTTCTTTGTTGCCGGCTTCTTTACTTCCGGTTGAACCTGACCGATTTTAATCAGGAAAGCTGTGTCTTCTTCGTTCATTATGCGCTCCAACTTACTAGGGTTTCGATGGACATTTCAACGGATAACATTTTACCGGCATCATCGCCCAAAACTGTTGGAGCAGAGATGTTTGTAACGTTGAAAACTAAATCTGCTGCTGCTGATAAATGCTGAAAAACAGCAACCGTCATGGCTTCGATGTTAGCAAGTGCAGCTTGATTGTCGTAAAGTTCTGTGGTCAGCGTTAAGCGCATGTGCGCTGTTGGGCTGATTGTGGTGTGGGTATTGTTATTACTTGTTAGCATTGGATCATCCCACGTAATGATTACCGAGTTTGCCAAAGGTGAGGCAGGTGGAAAGGAAAAGACCTGCCACACCGTTGGGTTATCTAAGGCTGTGGCAACGGTTGAACGGATAGCCGTGACGGCGGCGTATGCCATTTTTAACCAACCATTCCACGTGGGCTTAGATGTGGCGCAATTAAACCTCTGACGCGAGATAAGAGCGAGTTACCCATACGGTAAGGAGAAGGAGTGAAATCAGGTGAAACGCCGCCAGCGTTGCTTTGCTGACGTGCTTGCCATACGTCCACAGCGATCATCATGGCTGCTTCGCGGATTTCTGGAACGGTGCTGTAATCGAGTGCGTCACCAAATTGTTCGCCGGTTACTTTGCCAAATGGCAAAATCTGATGCCACGGATCGTTAGCAGGGCTTCCAGTTGGTGTGTATTGAATAATTGAATACCCACGTGGGTAATTGTAATTGTTATACGGAAAAGTGTTGAAATACGGCAAAGTTCCAGAACCATTTGTCCACGGATACGTGCCAGTAATTGTGTATGTGCCGTTGTATTTTGTACCGCATCCAGCGATGGTGACTGTCTGACCATAGACGTAAGATGGATACGCGCTCATCACAACGTATGCGCTGCCATTGTAAATTGCTGCCGATACGGCAGGAAATGAATTAAACCAAAGTTGCTTTTTAATAAGGTTTTCTGCCGTTTGGCAGACTTCCTCAACCACGGCATTATCGTAGAGCGACCCGATGCCTAGATTACTTCTAAGCTCTGCCGCTGTTACGTATGTTGCTGCCATGATTTCCTCTCTTGTCGGGTCAACCCCGGGCAGGGCTACTAACCCGGGGCGACCGTACTATTTGCTAATTAAGCAATGTTGAAACGGCGGATTCCTTGTGGTTGCTTCACAACGAGTGAACCGTAGCCATAAATTGCCATCTGAACTTCCATGTTAGAAACATTGTTAACTGAGAAGTAAGATGTTGGAGATTCGTACCATGTTGCTGCTTCTGGAACGATGATGAACGCTGAGTTGTCGATAACTGTTGAAACAGCCTGATAATCAACGTAGAGATCAAGTCCGAGAACGTTACCCTT